GCATGAGTTTCATCACGCCTAGGGTATTGATGTACATGCAAACGACGACCAACAGGCTTTGAACTTTCTCGATAAAAAAACGGCACACCACGAAAACTAGATTCGCGCAACCCTTTACGCCAAGACATAATTTTTGCCTTTTAATAGATTTGATCTGAAAAGAAGTATTAGATTTAAGTGCCAGAAAAAGCTAAGCCAGTGTCAACTCGCAAACCCATAGCCTGCCCATGTTGACGAAGATTTTTAACTCTTGGCATACCATCTGATTCGATTTTGATATGCAATTCACCACCCACCTCAGTTTTAGAGGCTTGCTGTGTTTTTGTTTTAGATTGATTTCTACGACGCTGTTCACGCCTCGTTGTTAACGTTTCTACAGCCACCCGATTCTTTCTAGGCACCAAGGTTTCTATACTTTCACGCTTAACTGTCAAAGCAATATCAGACGGGAACAAGTCCTTAACAAAATCAGGCACAACAGCACTTAACAACTTAAACTGCTTTTTGAGAAAGTTAGGAATCAAGTTAGTAAGAAATTCAAAGTGACTTTTGACCACCGTAAGGAACGCAGTAAAACCAGATTTTGCCCCATCCCATAAACTTGAAAAGAAATTACTTATCGGTTCCCAATGCTTAATAATTGCCCCTGCAGCCGCGACAATCAAACCGACTCCCGCAGCAATCCCAACGACCAGTAAACCAATCGGATTGAGTGCAGCAGCAACCGCCAGCCACTTAAATCCTGCGATCACTAAAGGCAATGCAAACGACCCCAGAAGGAAAAGCCCTTTTGAAAGTGATGCAACCAAAGTAATTACGTTAAGCAACACCCCGCTACCTAATAATGCAAACAAGCCAATCGTTGCATTTTTCCAACCACCAACCCAATTGACAACGGTTATAATTCCGCTCTTGATTTCTCTCAATACTGAAAGAAAATCATTCACACCCGCCATTAAGTCAGTATTGAAATTAGGCGCACTAACAAGCTCTACAAGCTTATTTGTTAACTTGACTACCGTAGGCAGTACCAAACCTTGAATTCGTTTTACCATGCCGCCTAAAACAGCCGTCAAGCGAGTTACATTGTCACCATATTGCTCTGACTGCTGTAAGGTTTTTTTATCAACCACAGCACCTACTCGACGCGCTTCTTCACGGTACTTTTTAATTTCTTTACGACCAGCACTTAACATGTTCACCAAAGCAACACCTTCCATATCGAAAAGCTTCGCTGATATTAAGTTTCTGGTTTGTTCGTTTTTGACTTTTTGTATTGCGTCTGCGACTTCTTCAAGCAATATTGAGGTGTTTTTTATTTTACCCTCACCATCTAATAAAGTGACTCCCAGGTGCTTTAAAGCACCTTGAGCCTCACCTGTTCCCGCTGCTGCTTCTGCGACACGACGAGTAAAACGCTGCATTGAGGTATCAAACGCCTTGTTACCGACCGAAGCTAGTATTTGCGCGGCATAGCGCATTTCTTGAAGCTGGTCGGTCGTCCAGTTTATTTGTTTAGCAAACTTGGCTACACGATCATTACCGCTTGCCAGCTTACTAAACAAAAATCCAGCCGCTGCACTCAGGCCAGTCATAAAGCCCGTAATTTTACCCAAACTTTTAGCGCTCATTTTTAACTTTTCAAAACGCTTTGAAATTCGCTTCCAACGCTCATCAACACCTTTCAACTTCATAGTTTTGCGAAGCTTGCGCATTTTATCGTTTAGGCTTTTTACATTTGATCTAATCTTTCGTGCAGGGCCAGTAATTTTATCAATTAACTTTGCCATCACGACGGCATTAAGTTTCTTCGTTGACATCTTGTTCAAACCTCAAAGCTTGCTTATGCCATTTAAGCAAATGCTTAAATGGCATTGAGCGTAGATCAGAAGGAGAAAACTTTAGTTTGTAAGCGAGATCGCCCATCAGATCCCATATATCTACAGGGCGATATCCAAAAAAGGTTTCACTCTACTCATTAACTTACCGTAGTCAGTAAGCGGTAAGAAATCCAAAGCCTCAGAAGACACACAACAAAGTCCGCAGATCATAAGCCGAACCCCTTTCATCGCGCTTTCACCCTCTTCAACATCCAGGTAATCAAAATCTAGCGCCACAGGCTCTCGCATATATAGCGCTTCAACTTCTAGCCCGGCTATATCAAACGGTTTACTAAGAGTGATACACGAATACTCAACCTTATACTGTTTTGCCTGCTCACTTACCCTGGCCTCAGTCGTTTGCTTAACTACATCAGACATACTTTTACTGCTCCTCAACTCGTACCGCTAAAAATACAGCCGGAATCATGCCGCCAGATAAACTGAGCGGGTTTTCACACACACAATCAACCGCCTTAAACGAAACACCCGTATCTGTTTCAAAATCAATATTGCCAGTAAAGTCCTGCAACTGTTGAATGCTTATATCTTTATGGTGATGTACCGATAATTCAATTTTACCTGGTACTGGATCACCATCTCTAAATCCTGCTATGCCGGAATCTGTTGGTACAGCTTCTTTAGTCACACCATTCAGCTCAAGCGTTGACCCTTTTTCAGTCGGTAAACGACCAAAACCAGGCACATTTATGTAAGCCCGACCCGTAAATTTCTTAGCCATATTTTATTCACCTTATTTGAATTGCATTTTACCCGCGACAAGACGCATGCCACTGATAAGAGTAGGTTGATCCGTGTAATCAATACGACTCTTATTGTCGATATTAATTTCTGCATGAAACGTTGCTTTGTAATTATCAAAATCTTGCAGCCAACCACGCTCCACAAAAGACCGATACAGCACGAGCATTTCAGCTTTGAAGCGTGAAGGCGTCATTATGTCCTGGCCTTCCCCAAACTTATCCAGGTCAGTATCTTCAGCTAACTTTGAACGCGGAAACTTACTCGCAATCATTTTTCGCTGTTCCCAGCGAACACGCTGCAACGTAGCTAAGGTATTAAGATAGCGATAGCTATTGTCATCAAAGCCGCCTGCATTTTTATTGTAGGTAGTAACCAATGATTCAATGCGTGGGCGTCCGTCATCGCCCACGGTATAAGTGCTTACCCCTTCACGAAGTAAAATATTTCGCTCTTGGGCATCCCATCTTTTATTTCTAAGTGCTGGATTGAAGTTATCAATTTCGAGAGTTTGAAGCGGTCGGGCTGGATCTTTTTCTAGCTCTTGACTAGCAATTGCACCCACCGTTGCTGCTGCAACAAACGCCATGCTTTGTGATTCATTTGTACCGAAAAGACAGGTGGTAAATGAGTTTCGATTAGCAACATACGTTGTTGTTTCACCGTGCGACCCACGATAGCCGGTGACATTAAAACCGCCTAACTGTGTCATGGCGTCAAAACGGTTTTCAAGCTCCGTTTCTAACACCGTCATATTATCGCTGTCATTAAACGGGTTAATAATTACTTGATACCACTCATCACCCATCGATGCGATAACTGGCGCTAGATCAGGATTGCCTGCACCACCAGACATATCGGCAACACCGTTATTACTGAATGTTGGCGTTGTTGGTAGCTCGCCAACCCATTCAATTTGAACCTGCGCATCATTACCAAACGCGCCTTTGTGACGAAAAGTAAAATCAATTTGTGATGTATTTGCGCCATTTACCACCGCTAACAAAGGCCAATCCAGCTTTGCCGCGACAGCTACCGTAATACCCGTTGTAATAGCGTCGGAAGTTTGACCAGATGCTACTGGCACCTGTACGAACTGCTCACCTAAAACAATGTTAAGCAAGCCTGCTTTATTTGCCGCACCATTCACCACAATAGAGGCCGCTGCTTCAGTACCAGCACCGTTATCATCAACCGCCAAGACATGTAAATCAATGACACTAGATGCTGCCAGCGCTGCAGCAACCATTAAACCACCCGCTGAACCTATACCCAGATTTTCTTGGGCTTGTTCTTTGCTGGTAATCCGATGTATTTCATTCGCTGCCTGTAAGCCAGTTGATAAACGAGGCGCTATCACCAGGGTTTTATAAGCCAGTGAAGCGGTATTGGCTAAACTGTTGTCAAATTCAATATAAGAACCTGGCACAATCCACGCATTACCCGCCACCTGATTAAACGAAATAGTCATTGTACAGTCACCCCTTTAGCTTTTGCTGGACTAGGTTTGTCTTTTTTTTCTGCTTTTTTGGCAGCTTGAACACTGTCAAAAACCTCAATATCTTGGTCGCTTTTTCGCTTCCACCAATACGGTGTCATGTGCCGATAATCACCCTCTTTAGGTAGTGGAGAACTCAATTCAGGGCAGATCACTCTTAACCCCGATTTCGGAACTAAATACTTTTTAGTTTGTTTTTGCATTGCTCTGGCTCCTATTGCCCGTTCAATTACTTATTGGTTCAAAAATCACTTGATCACGGTGTTCAGGTTCAGTTGTACCTGACAAGGTATGCCTGCCGTCGACCATGAGTAATGAATTTAATTCTTGAGAAAACGTATCGAGATCAAGTGTTAAAACTTGACGCCATTGAACAACCCTTGCTTCATACCCTCGTTTGACACTGATAAATTCAGAAGGGTGAATTTCAAAGCTTTCAGGATAACTAACATACTCCAAATCAAAAGTTTCACGGTTTAGAACGCTAATAACTGACATCGCAAAATTCATTGCATGAACATCATCACAACTTGCAGAAGGCAAAATACAATGAGCCTCCATTGACAACGAAAAAGTCATTGAGTCAGCCGAATCAAATTCATCAACCTGGTCTAAATTAGCCACGCCAATCAACACTAAAGGCAAAGATAACTTTGCTGCAGGGTCGCTATGTTCAAAGTGCATCACTTCGCACCTTAAAGCCTGACTTGGACTAGACACTTTCTCTATGATTGTTTCCCGTATAGCGCCGAAGTACTCTGATAGATCACTCATTTTGAACGCCTTGATTTAGGTGGATTCAGGTAAAAATCTAGCCGCCTTACAAAGCGCTTAGCAAACTCTTCTGACGCTTGTTTTTCAACTCGCTTTAGTGCGTTACCAGCCACTTGATAAACATCTATTCCTTGCATCACAACAGGAAAACGACCGTCACCACGCCCCCTATGAGTACTGCCTTTTCCTTTATATTTACGCTTCCATACCTTTTCTTCACCGTAAATATTAGCGATAAATGTACCTAGCCACAGATGCTTCTCACCCCAAATGACCCCTTTACCAGCTTGTTCTGGGTTCATTTTATGCAACGGAAACGGGTTTAAGCCGATCCATACTTCAGCATAAAATTCTTTCGCTACCACCTTAGATTTAACCCTCCCCTTAAGAACTTTGTTCAGGTCGGACTGACGAACATCAATTGACTTTGAAACCGCTCGTTTTACTTGCCTTGATAGCCAAACCGACATTTCGCGTATCGTGCTTTTTATGGCTTTTTGACCTTCAGGGCTTTGCAAAACCAAGCGGTCGGCAAAATCGGTCAAAACGGTATCGATTGATAGAGATACTGTGTTTGGCATTCATTCACCTATTTATTCAAAGTCATTCACAAAGCCAGCTTGATCTGGCGCGATTGTGACCACAGACCAGCCCGTGCCATCAGGTAAACGCTTAACAACTCTATAAGGTAAACCGCGCACTGTAATAAGCTGATCATCGAGCAAGCCTAAGATTTCGGAATCCATGACCGTAAATTGAGGGTCTTGTATTTCGGTTCTTATTTGCCCCAGGGAAATCGGCTCTACTGGAATATCAACCGTTGCCTGGATATCTCTACCCAGGTCATTGAGCGTAATGGTTTCTGCAAACTCTGTTCTTAAGTCAAGATTCGCATCCGCCCAATGGTCATCGAAATGCGATGGCACTATTCGCTACCCTGATTTTCACCATCTGGATCT